TATAGACCCCTCTTGCGAGGGCATGTCTAGTGTGTGATTAATTATATTGTTGCAAATACTTAAGCAAATGTCAATAGGTATTCAGGTTTTCTTGTATTATCTCTGCTAAATCCAGTTGTTCGGGATTTCCGAACAGCTTGGTGTAGTTATCCACAACCATTTCGTGGATATCAACGAAATGATCACTAGCTAAATTATAAAGCAATCCTTTATAGTTCAACCTTTTGACGCTGGCGGTGTCTTACCGCGTGGCTCGGCCAACAATTTGCCAGTTTTCGGGTCGTGCCAGCGGCTTAAACCTGGCACGCTGTGTGTGTCTACTAGACACTGCAGGCAATCGTTGTATGTCGAGCCTGCTGTCATTTCTGGCGTGGTCTTGCCGACGTGCAACGTCACACAGCCGCAGGTTTTGTACTCGCGGAAGTATAGACTTGATTTTGTGATGGTGATTTTCTGTTGATTCATATTTTACGATTCCGCCCAAGCAGCTAGCTTGTAGTACCATTTTTCTACAACCGACCAAACACCCGATGCGGCAGCTACGAAGCTAGCTATTGCGCCAATCCAGCCGCCAAGCCCTAACATGTCTAGAAATCTTTTAAACTCTGGTGCTACGACTACCACTGTTAGCAATGCTAGGCCAGCGCCGATAGTTTGCAGGAAACTGCGAACCATACGTCCTTTAGCGGTTTTAGCGCTAAATAGTGCTTTTGCTTTTTCCATAATATCCTCCTTATTTTTTATTAAACTTAAACACTGATGTAATAAAATCTACAATAAATCGCAACATCTCTTCGATTTTAGATAGTCGAGTATCTACGCTACTATCCTGCTCCTGTTTTTTCTTCTCCTCAGCTTCGCGCAATGCTTTCTCTTCCGCTTCTTTGCGTGCTTGCTCTTCCTGGCGAGCTTTCTCCTCGGCCGCCTTTCTGGCGGTCTCCTCACGCGCTTTGCGCTCAGCTTCAGCCTTAGCCTTGTTAGCCAATAGCGTGCGTCGCTCTGCCGACTCCATCAAATCTTGACGTACCTGTTCGATATTCCAGCCTTTACTCATCTGAGATAGATAATGATTTAATCCGCCGGCATCAGCCTCACGCTCTAGGATTTCTCTGTATGCTTGCTGGATAGCTGGCTCGTTATTTGGCGCTACTGGCTTTGGCAGGTTTTCGACATAGGTGCGTACTCGATAAAACGTTGGTGCTCCGCGGCGAAAACTCTCGTTAATCTTGCCAAGGCGCGAAGCATAGACTACGTCGCCATCTACTACACGTGTGACGGGACCTGGTATATGCACATTCTCTTCAAAAACATCGCCGCTCGTCACAACACCGATGTGTCCATATCCACCGCCATCTTGTTTCCAGACAACAATATCGCCGCGTTTCGGTGATGATACTACGTAAGCGTGGCCTTCTCGTACTAACTGGTCGCCAAAATCTTTAGCGTGACCGCGTGCTATGAATGGATTAGGTACGCTTGTCATCTCTGCTAGAAACCACTTGACTAGCGATACACATTGACCGGTTAGATTGCCGTCTCGACCAGTATTATCAGTATCGGCTGGAAAGAACATATTTAGACGCTTGAGCGCATACTGATCTACGTTAATATCTATTGCCATTATTTATCCTCCTTGACATTAATTACCTCTTTAATCACGTTTGGTTGCCGCAAAAATTGCTGTGCCATCTGCATCGCACTCAATCCTGTGGCTACGATAAACAGAGTAAAAATAGTGCCAGCAAAAAAGTTTAATACCTTATTTTCAGACAGTACTATTACCTTGATTAGAAAATTACTATTCAGTTTGTCGTTTAACTCCGTTAGTTTCTTTAGTGAGTCGTCAGTCGATTTTTTATACTCTTCAAATTCGCGTTTTAACACCAGGCCGTCTAACTTCTCTAAGATTTGCGTAAGAGATGGTTCTACTACCTTCTCATTAAATACCTCTAGTCTTGCTAGGCGCTCGTTTTGCTCTGTATCTGATTTTGGCATATAAAAAACGGAAGCCTTTCATGATTACACGTGCTTCCGTTTTTTGAGATCACACTTTGTTTAACTTATGGTTATATTTTACCACTTATACGATAGACAGACAAGGTTGATTTTGCGTCGCTGCCAATGCTCTCGGTAACCACAGCGCCTGGTCAGTGGCCAGCGCTAGACGCCACTAAAGATGTCATTGTTCCGTTTGATACCGTAGAGTATGATACTGCCAATATGCTAAACACCAAAACCTATCAAGCAACTATTCCTAAAAAAGGAGTCTATCATATTCATGCTCGCTGTGGCATTGCCTCAACAGGATTTAATCCTGGTGCGACAGCTCTAATCAGAATTTTCAAAAACGATGCTGTTTTCAAAGAGTCTCAGCGGATTACAGGCTCTGGAAGTAGTTCTGTTATACCAATTCCTACACTAGACTGCGATGCTCTTCTAGAGAAAGGAGACATACTTGATATCAGGGCTAGATGTACAGACCCACGTAATTTTGGAGGTGGAGTCAATCAAAGCGAACTTAATATAAGGTTTGTCGCAGACATCTAGTCCTCTTTAGATTTCTTCGTATACAAAATAGTCATCGCTACAACGCCAACAGTTCTTGTCTGGTAACGTATTTTTGGAGCACCTTCCCAGTTAGCGAATTTAAGCTGAAAATACTGTAAAGATGGCGCGCCTGGATTTGTGTAGCCGTTTGGATATCTCTCGCCGTTCGACATATTCAGAACAGCATCCAGAGAAATTAGCTTATCTATGTAGTCGAACGTTTCATTGTTTGCTCCAGTTTCTTCTGTACCAGAACCTTTCGTAGTAAAAGTTATAGATTTCTGATAGATTGACTTTCTGTCAGTCCATTTCCTACCTGTATCAACCTCCTCAGAGCTGTAGTCGTATGCTGGCAGCGACGCAAAATCAACCTTGTCTGGAGTGATAGCTTTGTCCTTTATGTTCTTAGTCTCAACTATACCCTCTTTTAATTTTCCGTCTGTATCAAGGGATTCTAGTAGAGCTTGCGCCAGACGATCAGCCCATGAAGCTGAGGCGCATGGCTGCACAATATCACCAACATTGCTACCATCATCTTCAGGACCTGCTAATAACTTCAGGTTTATGATACTGCTATTTGCTTTGTTGGCCACTCCTGTCCAATCGCGGACAGTACCCTCAATTACGTTGCCAGCAGAATCAGCTCTATAGGTTATGAAGTTCATTGCCGTTTCTGTACTCCAGCCGCTTAAGCCGTCAGTCATCAATGTGTCGGATCCTGCTGCGCGCGGGCTTATCACGTGCGCTACATTTGGATAAGATCCGTCCATTACTCGTGTAATTTTATCTTCTATACTTGCCATGGTTTCCTCCTTTAGCTTAAATCTTTCGTACCAATATTGACGTACTCAAACACCACTCTTGACATCGCGTAGCTTACTCCAGATTCGGATGATGACCAGCCATATTGCACCCACTGAGCATCCTCATCAATTTCCAACTCTATATCTTCGCTTGCTGAATTAAATATATTTGGAACATTCTTTATTCCGCTCCACTGCACGCCTGGTGTGCTCCAATACACTCCCGGTTCACTCCAACCAGTGCGGCTTGATGTTGCGCCAAAATATAGTGTTTCAGAAAAGTTCTGAAGCCCATCTTCAGTTTTAACGGTAGCATTTAACGTTATTCTTCCTTGTGGGCGCAGCAGGGTAAATACAGCTCTTAGTACTCGCGCCCAATCGCGGCCAGTTTCCTCAAATCGAAGTTGTCCGCTTTGCGCGCTCGTGTTGAATAATCTTCCATCATCTGCCGTTTTGACACTCTTTGACAGTTCAACAATCTTATCTCCTTGAGTAATTAGAAAATGTGTTACGCCAGAGTTATCGTTATACAGAGTCATCCAATCGGCTCGAATATTCCACGGCTTCATCCATGCACCCTTGCGCTCAGCATCATAAACCCAAATTTGATTATTATAGTTAGCTGCTACTGGTAATGCCCAGTACACACGCCCCTCAAATGCTAATCCGACTGCTTTCTTGATAGCTTTAGTGTTCAGAGTACTAATCGCATCTTGAATAGTGTTAGTTATTCTCTTGGTGGATAATACGTTTTGTAATTGCGGCAGCGTACCCGTAGTCTTGAATCCATCGCGACTTGGATAAAGCAAATCGTTGTTGTAAATTACTGCAGCATCGGGGCTATCTGTACCGTCGGCTCCAGTGTCTTCCTGTACTTGCCATACAGTGATACTTTCATCACCATATGATATATTCGTTGGTGCGACATAGAATCGCTTACCAGCACCGTTCGTACCACTAGACAGAACGGTAACTTTTGGATCGCCCTTGCCATCGCGATACGGTCTTACTGCAATTGGTACTTCCTTTGTGCCGCTACCAACAGGCGTATAGCCACCTCCGTATCCTGGCGAGAAGTCCAGTTCATGACCATAATCGCCGCCGCGCCAAACGTAGAATGGATTTTCTCTGTCACCAGTCAACCAAATACGCCCGTTGATTACATCGCCGCGCGTAGCTTTTGGGCCGGCAGTATTGTTGTCTTTAGGCAAAGGTATAGACATATCCAGACTACGTGACCCATTATCAATAAACGTTACCTGATCCATCGGTAGTGCTGTTGATAGTCGATATAATGTTGGGTCACCGCCGCCGTCTACGCCAACACCACAATAGATGTTCCACGATTTGGCCTCCGTGCTGTCTGGGCGTTTAATAGATAAACTCTGCTTTTCACCATTCCACATGTCTCGGTCTGTAGATATAGTTGTAGAAAGTAATGGCGAGCCTGCTGTCTCACCCACAGTAGAATTAAAAGTGACCGCATAAAATACCTTGAACCCAGTACCGGTTAACCCTGTATTCTTATCCAGTATTGGTACTGTTGGGTCGGCTATTTTCTGGAATGCTACAATTTTCATAGTAGAAATATCCAAATAACTCAGCGTATCCTCACCATTCATAATCAGTAGTTTGTTACTTATCTGCCTGAAGTGCCCGCGAGATGACTCGTGGTATTCTTTACCATCAATTACTTGCCAGGTAGTATCTTCACCTTTGGCAACGCATAATTTTGTCTTATCTTTAATTCTCTGCAAGCAAGCTAGCCAATTTATTGAACCTTTACTAGTTGTACTGCGAAACTCTGCCAACTCGCCCAATATTTTACCCAATGGCTGTGGACCGTATTTCGCTGTACCGCACCTAGATGTAATAACCGAATCCTGATCCAGAATCATGTTTTCACATGACCGTAAACCCCTTAATGGTGAACGCCCGTCATCAAAGGCTGTTACTACACCGTTCTGCCAGTCCTGCACCGCCAAGCGCTGTATCTTTGGTGACTTCATATTTTTGGCAGGCTTTAGCATATGTCAGACACTCCTGGGACCGTGTGTAGTGGTCGATAGCTAGCCTGAGCGGCATTGTTTTCAATCATCTTTTGCATCAACTGATTTGCCTCCTCAATGAGGTTACTGTATTGGTTTTGTAGAAGAATATCGTTACGAGCATACTCAGCTGCGCACATTGTCACTAACCACATAGGGTTGTCTACTGGCACAATGCTGCTCGCTTCAGTGAGTAATGGTGCATGTAAATACACCGGCACTTCAATCTCCCCACCCAGCATTGGGTCGTTGTCTCTGATGTTATCGATGAACACCAGTTTATTACCAGCGATTGTGCAGCAGTCTTGTCCTTTATATATTCCTGCTTGCTCTGGCGGGACCGTAGTATACTCGCACTCCCGTTCCTCTTTTCTGACTTTGATGGTATCGCCTAGTACGTCACTCACCTTTGCCACCTTGGTCATATCAATGTTGTAAGCTTGATCCGTTGATAAAGTGCCGATTACGTATGCTGGATTGTATAAGGATTGCCAATCAACATTTGGTTCACTCTGCCACACAGGAATGTACATATTAGCAATCCCCAGTATCTTCTGGTACTTCTTGTCGGTTTCTGGTAAGTTTCGTACTTTACCAGTAGCTTTTAGCATGACTGCTGATACGAGTTGTCTAGTGTTCATAGCGTTTTCCTGAATTAAAAACACGGAGCCGGCTTATTGTTGCCAGACGCTCCGTGTTATTTAGGTCACGCTGTTTTCTTACTCTTAATTATAGCATAAATTGAGTAATTATGCTCGCGCTTTCTTGATGTGTATTTTTGGATTCTTCTTACTGGTGCTGTTCCATTGTTTCAAAGTAGCGTTTACTTGCCTCTGAGTAGCCGATCTATTAATCAGGTTTTGTCCTATCTGGTTAATATTTATGCCCTTTACTGAAGTCTGGTTCGCTTTTGGTGTGGCTGAAGTTAGGCTGTTGATGTTTTTGACAGCAGCCGATATCAATGGCGATGTCGATGAAGTTCTGCTACCTCTGCTACGTCCGAAGCCGCTCCGACCATTACCTCCGCCAGACATCTCTTTAGTAATCCTGTTGCCATCCACGTCAAATTGAGCGGCATTGAGGGCTTTTGCTTCCCACTTAGTTATGTAGCCCTCGGCCCGTAACTTATTGATGACGCCATTCTTGGCAAACATTTGTCCGGTGATACTTTTACGGCGTCCGTTGGTGAGTGCTTGCATCAGCTCCTCGTGCGACGACTCTTGCGCCTTTTGGCGCCAGTAGTTATCCATTAGACTGACCTCCTTGTGAGTGGTCATTGCTCCGTACTCGATCTGCTCTTTGCTGTAGCCAGATTCCTTGTAGTAGCGTTCCTTTACCCAATCTGGCAGGTCTTTATGCTTACCCATAAGGATATCTACGGCGCTCTTGGCTTTGTTGGCTTTTTTCTCGCCGTTCTCTAGCTTATTGAGGATATCGTTTGATGAATTGAACTCTTTTTTGAGAGTCGATGCGTCGTCGATATTGTAAGCCTTCATCCAGTTACTGTAGGCTTCATCACTCTCGCCTTGGCTCTCCGCCAAAGCTTTGTAGTAGCTTCTCTGTACATCGCCTTTTTTATTAACTACTAAATCGTCCTGGACCTTGTACGTCCCCTTTTTCAGACCGCGCTCAAAATCTCTAACAGTTCTGCTGGCATCACCATTAGACGATGAGGCTACAGCCGACTTCTCGTCTGGTCGCACCGCATTTTTACCAAATAACAAAGCTTTGGCTTGATTCCATGCGTTTCCGCTATCTACTTCAAAGTTTGTACGCTCTTTACCATTCTTGTCAATATATACATCTCCGCCTTCTTGCAGGACTTTTGCCCCACCCATAGTTTTCTTTAGCTGTCCGCCTGCTGGAATTAATCCTTGCAAATTTTTCTGAGCATTCTCACTATCGCCTTGTGCAGCATAGAATCCGGCACCTAGTGCATTGGCAGCGGTCTGCGCCACGCCAGTAGCACCATCAAACCTTCCTAGGTCACTTGATTTACCAAATATCTTCTCACGTTCAGATTTAGGTACCAAGTTAAAGGCCGCAGACGCAACTGGATTCATCTTTGACGCTTCCGAACCAATTCGAGCTATTTTCTGCCCTAGTTTATCATCTTCGCCGTCGTCATCTGCATCATTGCTCAGTACGTCTTTAACCGCGTCAACCATATTAGCTAGCGGCTCATCGCCAGTTACTTGTTTCATCAGCATATTCATTCCGTAGGCAACTGCAAATGCTTCAGCGGCACGCACTGCCCCGCTGCCAGCGTCTTTGAACTGTAATTGTTTTATATCAGATCCGATTTTCTTAACATGAGATATGTTATTCTTCCAGCTCTCATTTGTCTCATAAGTAAATTGCAAGAACATTTTTCCCAAAGTTGATTTATATGCTTGCGGCATAGCACCGATACCGCGTCCGCCAACAGCACGTTCTGTTGCTTGGTCGGCCGCTTTTATCAGCTGGTATCCCGTTAGCCCTTGTTTCTGGAATCTATAATAGTTAGCAGCCCAGTTAAGCTGTATGAATTTCTTTTCTACCAAGTTCATACCGGAAACAACACTAATCTTGTCTGTAACCTTTTGATATCCAGACCTAGTAAACTTTCCGTCTGTGTCTGTGTAGCGCTCGCGTAGGAATGGTGATTTACGCATTGCCTGTTTTGTGGTTTTATCGAATGCTGTCAAGAAGGCATGCCCTGTGTTGATTACTCCGTTGTCTCGAACTGTCTCTGGTAGGTTTAGGGTTTGCGCTAAGGTTGACGATAAGTTACCTAAAATCTTGTTAGCACCGTTGACGCTTTCTAGTCGTTGGATAAACTGGATATGCTTGTTGGCTCTGTCGATAAATGGACGATCTAACGAGCTGCTTTTACCTGCCATTTCATTAACAAAGTCTTGTACAGCGATAGTAGCTTTATTAGATACTGTATCACCTTGAGCTAGATTACTGTCTGGGTCGATAAACGTACCGCTTTTTTTAGCCATATCAGTTGCGCGCATCGACGATTCAATTTGTCTACCGCGAGCTATCACTGGCTCCATGTGAGTGTTATACAGCATTAGATCTGCATAGTGTTCAAATGCTTTACGCGGGTCTTTTTCGTAATCCATCATGCCGCCATGACGATGCTTCTCGTTAGGGTTAAATTTATGTCCTGGCTTAAAATCAGCAGATAGACCGGCAATCGAGGCTGGTATTTCACCGCGCGACTGACCCTCTATGTCGCCTCTGATGCCTGTCGGCAAAGCAGTTAATAGCCTGTCTGCTGCACGCCCCAGCAGGCCGCTTCGCTTTTGAATGTGCGGCATATAGTTTTCTAGGTAAGGAATTTCCTCTTTACCGTACATACGCCTTATTGCATTCAGGTTTTTTATCATCGCATCATAGTTCTCGCGCATAAATGCATCGTAGGTTTTGACTCTTTCAGCTGCTTGCGTCCCGTATTTTCTAGCAAAGGCTTCGTTCATAGTCTCATTAGGACCGCTTGTCGGGAAGATTCCTTCAGTATATCGCCCTACATCCTCCCAAAATCTCTTAGAGCTTGTGAACTTGCCGCGAGATTTATCGAGTAAATCTGCCACCGCATTATGCTTGGCAAATAGACTATTGAGCGCATCAGCATATTTAGCGTATGCTTCTGTTTTCTGGTAATACAGGTCTTTTAGTACTTTTTGACCCTCTTCATCGTGTATATTCTTTTCTATTAGTCGATTAAAGTTGTCAAAAACACTACCCTTACTTTTGCCTAGTGCATTTGTCAGGCGATCAGCTTCTACCACGTCAAATTTGCCGTTAGTCTGATGTACTACTCCAAATGGTGTCACTTGGATGTAATTACCTTCGATTTCTCCTGTTTTTGGATTACGTACAAAACCGCCATCGATTGAATGTTCGCCAGTTAGCGGCATAACCATCACTCCGCCATCTCGACCAGGGTTTTTATACGCCATAAACTCTTGGACTTCACCATCTTGTTCGGCAGCTTCTAAGGCTTTCTGGATTGCTTCGTTTCTGTTTACCTTACCAATATCTTTTGTCTGACTCTTCCAGATATAGGCTGCACGCGAAGTCGGCATCCAGTCGCCATATTCTCCATTATCTCCAACATAGCGTCTTTCAAAACTGTTGAAGCTTTTCTTACCATCGCGACTGCGTTTGGTATGTAAGCGATACTCGTAGTCTCCGTCTTGGAATGGTCTCGTCCAATCGTCTCGTATACCAGGCTTTGTTTGCTCGTATAGATTGCCTTTGGTTAGTAAGTGATTGTCTTCTAGTGGTATGTTTTTAAAGTCCTGTTGTTCGAGCGGCTGGTTTTGAACAGTCTCTTTTAGCTGTTCGTCGGGTGATTGTTGGGATTGAGTAGGCTGAGGATTACTGCTATTTTTAGCTGCAAGCGCTTGTTGTGCATCAGCAATAATATCTGGGTCTCGACGCAGCTCTGCTAGTCGTTGTTTACCAGCGCGCGCATTACGGCGAGCCTCTAGCACTCGATGTATCTCATTGATGAAACTGTCGATATCGTCATAGCCCATCTCTTGAGCTACGGTATCGATATCTCTCTTGCCGTCTCGTCTCTTATATCTTGATGGTATATCGTTGGCTAATTCTCCTAAATAGTGCTTTAAGTCATCGACGTGCAGACGAGGTATATTCCAATCGCCGTTGGTACTTTGGAGGTCGGCGGCTTCATTAGCGAATAACTCTGGGTGGTAGTTGTATATTTCCTCGTCTATAGCTTGACGCAGCTCTTTGGTCATTCTTGGTTTAGGATTATCTTGGATATTGTTGATTGTCTCTTGAAGAGACTGATTCTGTGATTGGTCTAGTCGGTAACGGGGGTCGGTGTTGACATTTTGGGTGGAGTTTGGTATACTATCATTGAACCCGTTGTCTGGGTCGCTAGAGGACCGTCCAGGACGTGAAGGTTGTCGGCCGGATTTATCCGCAGCAACAGCCCCCTCTGGGGAATAAGACATAGCAGGCTTGCCGTTTGGCAGGTCTTTGTTTATGTTGAAGTACGTTACCAGATTAAAATCTTTACCGCTGTATTCAAGCTCAGCGACAATACGATGATGGTTGTCCAGCTGCCGCTCAAACACCATACGCTTGCCAGTCCTGCCAGTACCCGACATATATACAACATCGGGGTCTGAAAATACATGAGGTAATGCTCTAATGTCTGCCTCTGTTAGCGGATTGACATCTGTCCCATTCCTACCCATTCCTGTAAGGTGTCCACTATTTCTTAAGTGGTTTACTGCATTCTTATCGATTACTAGCCGTGCATTTTGGTTGAAGTCTGTAGATTGTAATACTGCTGCTACTTTTCTAGCTCCGTTTTTGGACAATTGACCAACTATGGATTTAACTTGCTTGCCTCGCTTAACAGAATTAAAAGACCTAAGCGCCCGTTCACTTACCTCAGAATCAAGACTCATCGTCCTCACCCGTCCATCGCCGCCAGGTACTTGCTGTTTGGTATTTCTGAACTTACCAGTTTCCATTTGAGCGTAAAACTGCTTGATGATATCCTGCTTGCCGATAAGCCCTCGAATGGCTTCGGTAATGCGGTCATAGATGGCGACAATGCGCTGCGGGATGTGTAGGCGAGCAGCCAGGCGCTGGGTAGTTTCGCCGTTTAGCTTGCCGTTGTAATAGTCGCTGAATCCATCAGCTAATTGCTCTTCTGCTAGCAGGTTAATGTCAGTAGTACCGTATTGCTGCCCATACTTGTTAATGAGGTAGTTGTCGCCATAGAATCGACGGATAGCGGTTAAGAGATCTGGTTTGTTGTCTGCTCGCTCCAAGAGTTTGTGTCCCAACTCATGATTCAGAGTATCCTCTGTGAGTTGATTTAGGTTTATGGTGTCGGTTTTTGGATTATAGTAACCCAAGGCTTTCCTCTGCATTTCATTTTGCCATTCATTGAATACAAGGCGCTCATCACCTGTAAGATCAAGGTGACGAGCTATTAGGTCACTCTCTTTCTGCACACTACTCACCAGCTCTTGAATGTGTGCTTCTTGCCTCTTGAACCTCACATAATCTCGTACTTTTACATTGTTCTCATCAAACACCACATAGTTGGTACTCTCTGCCTTGCCAAGGTCTCGATTATTAGCATTAAATAGAGAATCTGCCGGGTAAATAATTCCGTCGATACCGGCACGACTTAAGAACATAGAGGTTTCTTTTGGTGTCATAGCCCATTCACTTTGTAATTTGTGATATATGGACGCACCAGATTCATCAGTATCGAATGGAATTGAATTAGGGTAGCTCTCGGTATCTCTTACGCTAGTTCCCCATTTGTCGGTTAAATTCTCAACAAGAGCTTGTTGTTTTATCTTATGTTTTTGCTCAGGATCAACAGCGTCATACCAACTTAAGAAATCAAAGTCACGACCATCACTACTAGCAAGATCCACGTTATACAAGTTTCTGCTATGACCGACATCATTAATTCTTTGATTGATCTCTTCCTCGGCAATACGTCTCTTTTCTGAACTATTGCGCACGATTTGATCTAATTCGTTGGCGAGCTTGTTATATTTTTCGGATACTGCTATAAAATCACTATCAAAACCGGTTCCAGCCATCTCGTCTGCCTTTTTGCCATAATACTGACTCTGTTGTCGCAATGAATCAACCTGTCGGGCTAATTCACTAGGTTTCATATCGGCTGTAATGTTGTACCCATTTTCAGATAAGAAACGCTGAAGCTCATCGGACATAGTGTCTTTATTTACATACAGACTATCCCTGAATTCCCCAGAAATTAAGTCATTCTTCATACGTGCACGGTTATTAGTATTGCCAATGTCTGCGTAGTGTTCACCAATCCCTTTATTGTCAGTAAAATATAGACCCCACCCAAATGACTGGTTGCCCTCACCAGAGCCAATATTATCGGTAGAGAATTTATTAAATTTATGTGGTGAGCCGTGATATAAATTTGTTCCATTGTGTATCATCTTATACCGCACATCCTGTGCCACCGTATTTTGCACATTCTGAGTGGCCTGCTCAATAAGGTAGTTTTCTAGCTTGCCGGTGGTTTGTTGGCGAGTAGCAATGGCGTTGGTATCGCCGCGCTGGATGTTGGATATGTTTTGGCTGACAGCCTGCTTGAGAGCAGGGCTGGCATTTGGCATGGTAGTCTCTACTGTCTGGCTGGCACTGACCTGCTGGATTGGGTGTGCTTGGTTGGTTCGTGTATTGACCGCGTTAACCTCTGCCGCTTGGCGGATTGAAGTGTTCTCTACTGGGCGCCTAAAGAATGATGAATATCCTGCTTGCCGGCTGTTTACAGGGTTTATCTCTGCGCTTGTCGCGGTTTGAGTTTGAATCTGCGGTTGTTGCTGCACTGGTCGCCGCACTGAGTTTTCTTGCTCTAGCTGTCCTGCATCATTTCGGCGGGCGGTTATAGCGTTAGCACCATCGTTCGTTGCTGTACTAGGCATATCTGCATCGGACTGTACGCTATTGATGTTTCGAACAGCTCTGTCTATTGTGTTGTTCAAAGCACTCTTGCCTGCTTGGACGCCCTTGCCCGCTCCGGACATTACACCACCGCCAAGAGCTCCCAGCGCAAATGATTGCCCATAGTCTTTTATTCCGGCGTCTAATCTGCCGTTATCGGCTACATCGCCCAAAAACGTCTGAGTAGACTCCTCAAGTCCTTCTTTAGCACCATCTTTAGCAATTTCTTTAACTGTATTCAATATTGCCTGTTTTGCAGTTCGGTCGGCCGCCTGTTTTGCGGACTGCTTGCCAAGTGATTTCAATAGAGTGCCGCTACCGCCGAACGCTAATCCGCCGACATCAATAGTCCCATCCAGCAGCGTCGCCGTTCTCTGCTCGTCGCTTAATTTCTCTACATTTCCATCGTCCTTGACACGGTGCCCGCTCATTGCTGCACCAATCTTTGACGGTGCGTTTATTAACCCGCTAGCCATACCAGACGGCAGCTTGGCAACAAAGCGAGCGTAGTCCATGGGGTCGTTCCACTGGAATCCCTCTTTACTATCGCCAGAGTCTATCCGTTTTTCATAACCGCTAAGAGCATCGTTAATGGGCTTGATTGCTCTTTGAAAGTCCTGTTGATTTTTTGGACCAAATATTCCATGCTGTCCGAATGGGTTTAGATAATCAAAAAAGTTCGCCTTTTCATTTACTTTTAAGCTTATAGGCGCATTAATCCTCTCCATTTTTTGTTGAAGTAACGGAGTCGGTTTTTGTGCTTGCTGGGATAGGGTTGGCACTTTGTTCTGGTTGGCTATATCGTTCAGTGTTTGGTTTCCATTTTGATTCTGATAGACAAAATATGGCTGAGGTTTTTGCGCCTGTTGAGGCTGCTGTACTGGCTGTTGAACTGGTTGTGTCTTCGGCGGCTGTATGGCCATGTTATGGGCTTGTATCTGCTTATTCTGCTGGTTAGCCCAATCTTGCTGTCCCTGCGGAGTAAGCACTTTTGGCGCATCATTTGCTGTCACCTGTGGTTTTAGCTGATTGTTTTGACTATTCAGATTTAATTGCTGAGTAGCTTGATTAGCCTGTTGGAGGGGATTGAGATTGACTTTCGGTGTCGGGGGCTGCGATATAGTAGGCGTCTGTGCATTCTGCCGAATCCAAGCTGGCTGCTGCACAGTTGACTGTTGTACTGGCTGCTGTTGTACAGGCTGAGGTTGCTGCTCTTTGCGACGTTTCTCGTCATCATTAATCCAGCCTTTACCAGTAAAGAAGTTACCTAATCTCTGAAAAAAGTCCATACTATAAATCCCCTCCTAGTTGCTTACAGGTATTGGTTTTGGCGCTTGCGCTCTTCCTCTTGCTTGAGGCGCGTGTCGTATATATTGACCGTTGGGTCGCTACCTGGCGTTGTCGGGTTAGATATGCCAACTGACGTATCACCACCGACTTTGTAGGAATCCAGGTCTTTAGCGTTGTACTGGACCTTATTACCGTTGTAAGTACTCAGCTGGCGGCCGAGGTTGTCGATTTCGTTCGATAGGGCGTTTGCACGGTTCAGATCGGCACGAGCGGCATTTGCTCCATTGGCGCCTTGAGCAGTAGCTTTCTGACTTCTTAACTGAGCTAACTGTGTCAGCAGGTTTTGGCGGGTAGTTTGAGATTGTTGGCGGGCGGCATTGTCTTCGTTAGCTTTCCAGTCATTCAGCTTCTTATCTTCGTCCGCATAGTCGTTCTTAAACTGACCCCATGTGGTATCGATTTGTTTTTGGTTCTGAGCGTATGTTTGCCCTGCGCCAGCACGCTGCTGGTTGGCTTGACTCTGAACCGCGCGTCCTGCTAATTGCATATCTGAGCCGACAGCACCCATGCTGCCAAGCGAGCGAAGCAGTCCGCGCAATCCAACTGACGCTCGGTCGTTGATGTTATTGATGTTCGTACGGCGTTGCTGCTGGTTTTGGCGAGTTTGATCGTTGAACTGGCCCTCTGCACGGTTCCATGAGCTACGTAGCTCATTTTTCTTGGTATTGTACTGGTTATTGATATTGCCCAGACGTACACCTAGCTGGTTGTCTACCCGGCCTAAACCATGCTCTAGCTGACCGATGCCTTGGTCGTATTCTGCTAATTGGGCAGCGCTAGCACGGTTACCACCGCTGTATCCACTGCGCCAGCCGCCGCCGTAGTAGCCGAGGTCAAGATTCTGGTTATTATTACTCTCTCGTGCTTTGCTGTTTTGTAGTTCTTTTAACTTTGCTTGAGACCTAGCAGATTCTGCGTTATTTCTGTCGATAGTTTCTTGCAGTTTCCATGTAGGGGTTTGTCCAGTAACACCGGCAAACACACTGTCTACCCAGTCTTTTGCTAAGTTTTGATTTCGGGCACCTGGTCGAGGTGAATTCCACATCCATGCCATAAAAAAGCTCCTTTTCTTAATCTGGAGCGTTATTGACAAATCTGGTATTTTTTGCTATAATCTAAATATGAAGAAAACTATCAATGTGATAGTCTCCACTATAGTTACTATAGCCTTAGTCGTCTCTGTAATAGGGGTTTGTTTTGCTGTTAAGAGCTTTATTACTCCTCATAAGCAAGTATCGTCAGTCGAGGAACCCGAGGCGTCCCTTCCGCCAAAGGTTATTCCGCCAACCGAACAGTCCATACTTGCTGCCGTAAATGCTGAACGCGCCAAGGTTGGTGTTGCACCATTACAGTTACATCCTAACTTGTCTAGAACTGCTCAAATGAAAGCAGACGACATGATAGCCAGGAATTACCGTAGCCATTACATGCCAGACACTAACCAGCCGCTCACGTATGAGATGAGACAACTCCAGGCAAGCATTTGCGTAAATGCAAGCGAAAACTTAACTTGGAACGATAAAGGAACCGACACAAAACGGTCTATAAACGGCTGGCTCAGTTCTCCACCTCACAAAGCTGCCATGCTAGACCCTAAGTATACCTACACTGGTATCGGTGTAGGTGATGGTAAGGTTGTAGTACAGCATTTTTGTGTGGCGCGATATTAACCGTATGTCTATATATAGGGTAAGGTTCGCTAGGAAATAGCTTTAACCGCTACAGCAACTGCTATCGCTATCACGGAAATACTTGCAGTAATTATTCTCCACATTTCCGATGTGTCATAAGTAAGCAGACTAATGTATGAAGAATATTGGCTATCTTCATACCGCTCTTCCGAGACAAGATTTTTTCTTAGCAAATAGTCACGGTTGTGTTGCGTGATACCACTTGCGAACAGATACCAAAGCCAAAAGAAACTATACGCCATTGATATTACCGTATCAACCAATGAATTATAATCAAAGGTCAATCCCTTTACAACAGAGTAAAGTAGGATAGGTATTGTTAATATAACGAAAGAACATTCAAAGAAAGTCATCCATACACTTACGATAGCAGAGCGTCTCTTGCCGTAGTCTCTATTATTTAGGCTAGCCACATATGCGACAAAAACTCCTCTATATAACCAAACGCTATACAGAGCTATTATTGTGCCTACGATCAGAAATTTTATATCACTCATACAGCCACTCGCTTACTCCGCCATGATGTGAGCATGCGCCTCGACCAGTAGCACTTGATTGCCAACCATCACGACAGATTGCTCCGACACGATAGTGTGATTGCTGCTGTACTGGTTGCGGCGCTGGCTTTGGTGTGCGAACAACAATATGAGGTGTTGGTTGTGTGACTACCTCTACCTTATCCTGATAACCTGGTTTGTTTGGTTTGCAAATCTTTTTACTGCCAACAACACCTTGCTGCCTTACCGCTTCAGTGTAGCCGTATTGACCTGTATTTCCTTCATACTGTGTTTCGAACGGTATTTCTTCCGTCCGACAGTTTGAATAGGTTACAGGTTGTACGACTGGCGCTGTATTGTGATGCTGCTGGTTATTGCCCATTGCTCCGGCAATACCGGCTAATGCGGCAACGCCAACAGCGGCGCCAATGACGCCTTTAACGACTTGTGGTTTTGTTCCCATCTTAGTAAAGACTCCCATTTATTACTAAAGTATTTTTAGTATACACCACAAATACCAAATCTCTCAATAACACTCCAAATTATAAATATGCTATTAAATTGGATAAGAGTTGTCGTCTGCTGTCTGGTCACTCAGGGGGCCTATTCCTTTGCTCCGTACTGGCTTGGGCGGTTTCGCGTTTCTTTGGCGATCACCTCGGATAACTGCTTATACAACGCTGCAACGCACGCTTCCCTCTTTTTGGATGACAACGCGCTCTCGTTTTTTGGAGTCACACTTCGTGCTTAATTGTAAGGTTATTATAGCATAAGCCAAACAAAAAAACCATTTTCCTCACGTGGGAAAAATGGTTTTCATCATCGTGGAGTTTTCTCTACTTATATCCCATCCGCCTTGAATAATCATATATTTCATCAGTTATTTTTTCGGCGGCATCTACATCTCCAGCGTTGTGAGCTCGGATTAACCTACGACGTAATTCGGTGAGTTTTTTGTCTTTTACTTGGCGTAATATCTTGTTGAATGTGTCATGGGCTAGTCTGCGCTCATGACGGGACTTGAGAGGGTCATTAAATACCTCGCTCAGTCGCTTTAATTCTCCCTCTCTTGTTCCGTCCATTTGCTTAACTCCAAGCTTCGGTGACTTCAACCTCTGGGTCAATGTCGTCCAGCGGTTCAAACTCTGCGCTGATTACTCTAATAACCTTTTGCATGTTGTCGTCATTGACATTGCCATAGAACTTCCGAGCAATTTCCATATGGCTCATGCCATGGTCGTAAGCGTCGATAATATCCTTTTTAGAGACACTACGGCTAACGACCTCGTCGTCTGAACTAGCTTCCTTAGCGTCAGCGATAATTTTCTCGGCTTCCGCTTTAGCCTGCGCGATGATGTCAGCGGCGCTAGCTTCAGCTTCTTTCTTTGCCGCAGCGATTTGAGCCTCCATGTCGTTTGGAGTTTCCGCTTTAGCCGGCTCTGGCTTTGGCTGTGTTTTTTCTGCCATGTTATTTCCTTTCTTTGGCGGGGCGGCTCACACCGCCCCGATTAATGGTTGCTAGTCCTTAGCACCCGTCTTAACGTTGATGATCCACTTTGGATCAAGCACTGCTGCTGCGAACGCTTCAGCCTTCCAACCAACCGTCATGAACTGGTTGAGCGGGTTAGAGGTATCGCCCTTGTCGCTGATCTTGATGATAATCTTCTTCAAGCCGCTACCTGCCAAGTCTACTACGCCGAATGCCTCTTGACCGTGGATGAAGTTTGAGTAAACAGTCTTAGTGCTGCTCTCCTCCATCTGATTGCTCGATGCCTCAATAAAGCGGACTTTGTGCAAGCGTCCCAGTTCACCCTTGTATAGTTCTGGTCGGCCGGTGTACTTCTGAGCGTCAACCCATGCAGTATCGCCAGTGATATTGTAGGCGGTATCTGGACCAACTTTACCCAAGAAATAGCCGTCAGAGTAGACCATCGCGTTGTTTTTCTTCAACGTGCGGACTGCCTTGCGAACTTCTGCGACAGTCAAGATGTCGTCATCAGTGATACCAGTTAATGCACTTTTCTTGTTTGCAAACTGAACAGTTGCACCTTGATGTAGTACGTTGCGAACCAATGCGTCGATTGTTTCGCCTGCGTTTTGCCCCATCATCTCAATCGTTTCTTTCATCTCACGATCAATCGATGTGTTGTACAGCATACTCGAGACTTTTGTCCACTTACCGTAGCCTTTTAGGGTTGCAGTAACTTTGTTACTCTTGATCTCGTCGTCCTGCGGGTTTTCACCTTCCACCAGCGGTGTAGTCGCTGGAGCGAATGGTGAACGTTTGGTGAAAGTAACGGTTGTACCGCTGTTCTTCTCCAAAGTTTTCTTTTTCGCACCTTCAGCATGAATCGTGCGCGCTTCACTACGCTCCAAGAATGTTTTTTCCAGGTACTGGATCATCTCGGCTGAAAGTGTTGCGGTCGTGTTTGTTGCCATCTTTATAGCCTTTCTTAAACGTCATGTCCCTTTCGGCGAAGATAAGCTTCCATCTCTTTAGTGGACATCTTCTCGAACGGTTTCTCGACTCGGGCACCGCTGCCACGGAAATCACCTGCATCGTTTATCACTGTTCGTTTAGCGCCCTTGCCTCTCGCCTTATGGAATGACTGATATAGTTGATATATGCTCTCTCGCGAACCAACAATATTGCCAACATTGTCGTAAATGAGCATTCCTCGTAAGAATTCATCTACATCAGCGTCAAGTTCTGGATCATATTCATCAGATTCTGGGTCGAACTCTGGAAAATCCTTGAGTGCTCGTTCAGCATCCGACGACATACCGCTAATTGATGCATTGACGTGGACGTCGTACTCCGCTTGCTCTCGAGCTTGCTGCATATCTACTAGCTGCTGCTGTAGCTGTAGGTTTTGCAACACTGCCTTGGCTTCAAATTCAGTGAAGAAATCTCCAGTTTCCGGGTTCTCCGTCTGCATAATCTGCTCTAGCGTCGGCAAAGGCTGGGTTTGCATTTCAGGTGATGTTTCCTGATACTGCTGCGCCTCTTGCTCCAACTGCTGGCGGTAAGCTCTTGCTTGGTTTCGCCTGGCAACCAATTCGCGGATAGCTCGATTTTCTTCGTCTAAATCGCGTTCTAATTGCTCTTGGCGGGCTTCCTTGCCCCGTTTCGGCTTCGGGTCTTCGTCTGACTCGTCCTCGGATTCGCCCCCTTTGTCTTCCTCCTTGGATTTATCGACTTTGACACGTACCACCTCGCCGCTATCTGAAATAACCGCTTTGGTGTCTGGCTCGCTCGAAGCCTCAGAGTTTTGTGTTTCAGCTGCCGTCGACTCAGCTTGGGTAGACTCCTGCTCTACCTCGGTATTTACGACTTCTTGGCTTTCCGCTTCTGGTTGCGGCATAGCACCCTCCTTCTCGTTACATTGTTTTGACGTCGATTACAGGTGACGAACCTGGGCTGCGTGAGATGCGCTCCTTTGGTCAGCTACTAGCGAGGATTTAGCCAACCAAAGCAACACACCTCCCTAAATGGGATCGATGATACTTTCCAATGCACTCCTTTCCTCTCGTAAAATCCGCACGACTTCCTTATGGGCCAGCATGTAAGTCGATAACTGCTTGTCGGTAACAGCTTCATTCGGGATAGCATCAACTGACTTGTAAAAATCAATCCGCTCATTCCAGCGATCTATTATTTGCTGCAACTTATTTAGATCCTTTTTTGCGGACTCTTCTTCTGCCTGCTTGGCTTTTTCGCGCTGCTCGTCCATGTCAGCATTCGGCACAAAGTACTCAGTGCTGCGTGGATATAGATTGTCTTCCATTATTCATCCTCCTCTTTCTGGATAACGCCCATAATGGAGGCGATTATCTCTTCCTCTGTAAAACCTTTTTCAACCATGCTCGGTACTTCAGCGATTAGGTTCTCTGGCGTACCAATTTGGCGCAATTCATCGATTAGGCTCTGTTCAGCGGCTTCCTGTGGCTCAGTTGACATTTCTACCGGCGCGGTCTCGCCTGTTACTGTCTCAGTAGGCTGTTCTATCTCAGCTCCTGGCGTTTTGCTCTCGGTCTGCTCCATCGGCTGTGCCCCCTGTGCTTGCATCTGCCGCACTTCTTCCATCTCTTCCTCGGTAACCTTCAATTCGTCCAGTCCGTCAATGCCAGAGTTGGCGACGATTGCATTCCACGCTGCCAGCTTTTTCTTGATTGGTACGACTTGGTTGAGTGATTGGCTAGAGTCCAATGTCTGAATCAAGGTTTTCAGCGCATCAAGCTGTGCCGCTTCACTGTTAACCTTGGTGGTTGAGGCGTCAATCTTAAACTTCAGTACACCCTGCGCTTTAGAAAAATCGATAGTCGCCATGTTTTTGTCGTTAAGCACTACGCCGTCCAGCTCATGACCGTCGCGCTCCAGTGTTCGCAATTTTTCGGCCGTTTCATCATCCAGCTGCATCTGCTCGATACCGTTACGCTCAGCAAAATACAGGTTGATAGCCGTCTCGCTCCACTCCTCAAAGAATGCTTCAAAGCCTTTGCGGAGGGCGTTGTCGTCAATCGATAGCTGTGCCTGCTGAGTCTTGAGTGCTTGCGGTGTCTTACCGAAGCCAGGGTTGCCAACTTCCGCGCTGATTGAGGTATCTGGGCTGTTGACCAGGTTGAGCATCTGCGATTTCTGCAAACCGTACAGATTCGGATATTCGCGTAGGGCGGTCGTGTCGACATTCATCGGCTCTATGCGCGCATTTTGATCTTGAATCTTATTGACAGCGTTGGCGCCAAAGTTGAGCCGGCGCTCGTTGACGTTACCAAAAACATTAATGGTTGGCTGCAACGCTACAGCGCGGTTGTACTGGTAAGCTTGCATATCGCCATCGATGAGGTTTTGCAGAGGCCCGATAAGCTCCAGCACACTGCGGCCAAGCGGATTTGCACCATCGGCGTCGTAGAAATACCAAGAGATAGGTACCTTACCGCGCGGGTCTTTATTTTGCTTGCGTCGCACAATCTTTTCAGTAGCGGGGTTGAAAGTATAGAACGTTGCGCCCGCGCCAACCTGAAAACCAGTGACGATTTCAATACCTGATGGGTCAAGCGACCGCTCCTGTTCGGCTTCATTCTGTGCTTTGTCGTCCTTGCTGATGATGGCATCTTTGATTTCCTCTAAAGCCTCCAAGTCCCACGACGGCTCATACTCTGCGTCCTCTTCCTTGGCTTTACGGCGGCGTTCTTTCTCGGCATCAATGAGCTGATCAACGTCAGCCTCTTGCCACCATGAACGCATGAATACATAGCTGCAATCACTAGCAGATTTCTTGCCTGGCTGGAGGAAAATGTCACGCCACGATACAATTAGGTAATCTGGCAGTAGCTCGGCGTCGTTATATAGCATTGGCGTATACACACCCTGCGCACCAAACGTCTCGCCGCCCTCTACTGTCATCCAGCTTTTGTGAATCAAGTCATATTCAGTATTGGCGTTAGGCAGAATTTTCTCTAGGTAGACAAACTCGGCGATAATCGGCCATGGACTGCTCTCATAAACAGTACTGACGACGCCAGTTGGCAGTTGCTGAATCGTGCGTCGCGGCGATTTAATGATGATTGAGGATGCTGTGCCGTCGGTAGTCTTCGGAAATGCCTTCGGGATTTTCGGGTGCGGCTTATTTCGGGCAATGCGAGAAAACTCCGAAAACGGCTCGGTCAGCAGTTCGGTCTGCTCTTTAGCAGTACCGTATAGTTCAAAGATGTTTTCCTCTGTTAGAAAAGAAAAAGCCACTGATTACTCCAAAGATTACTGTTATCTGCAGTAAACTCTGGTTTTTTTCAGTGGTTTACGCTCGTATTATATCATAATTATGTTTATTGGGGAAATACCCCCGTCACGCTTTGACTCTCGTGTATTCAAACACGACGTCAAATGAGCCTTTGTATAACATTTTTGCTCGGCCGTCGTAACGGATTGATGGATTAACCAGTCCCTCGTCTTTCTCAATCCGCATCGCTAATTCATCGACCTTATCCCGTGCCTCCGCCATAGACTCGACACGAAAACGCTCCTCGTAATGCAATTTTGTGCCGATAACGCTGCGATTCTGATAGTTCTTCTCAACTTCAACCGTCGTGTTCTCGTTAAGCTGTTTTTTCTCTTTGACTTTGCCAAATTCTGGTACAAACTTTTTCATAACTTCCTCCTTAATTCCATGTTGCTGTTACGTCTCTATCCGCAAGCGATTGATTATACGCTTCACCGCTGCCGACGTCGTCCTCTGGGCGCTGCGCCAGCTGTACTTGATATGCTAATGAATCGCTTGCGTCATCGTTGGTGGCTTTAGGAAACATGCTGAGCTCGCTCTCTAGGTCTTTGCAGAAATTCGTGTCACCGTGCTTGATGTGGTAAATGCCGCCGCGCTCGTATCGTGGAACTAGGGCTTCGATACGTAGTGCCTTACTATGGCCGCCGTGCTTTAGCAGCTCGACATCCATGTAGACACCACGCCGCACCATCTCCTCTTCCCAAACAGACTTCAGGGCTTGCGTAAACTGGTTGTCTTCAATACCGATTTTGTGCAGACTGTAGCGCTTCCAGTTAGTGAACATGAGGTCTACTAGGTCGGTAGCGGATAGCTTTGTGCGGTAACATATCACGTTCCATTTGCCTTCGCGGTCGATAAAGTTGAGGGTGATACCGATATAGTCAGTACCCTGTTTGACGTCGTCTTTGCCGCGTGGGTCTATAGTCATAACGTTGAAGGTATCAAGTTGCAACACCTTGCTGAATTCGCGGTATTTGTACCATGCCTGTTTGAACTTGCGGTTTTCCTCGTCGATTGGGTTTTGCTGGTATAGCGCCGAGAACTCATAACTACCCATCTCGGCACGCTTTTTTAACAACTTCTCAAGTGAGAACTTCTCCGGCCAGAGAGCTTCACCTACTTTGCGATGTTCGTCGTCTTCAGTGGCGATAGCTTTGTATTCGATTATCTTCCAGTCATCATATGCTTCACATCTAGCCTTAGCTTCTCGTGACGCTTTGAGAACTCGACCAGCAAGGTCGTCATCGTGCCAGCGCGTCAGAATAAACACGATCATTGAGTTACCCTCCTCGCGTGTCGAGAACGTTGACTTGTACCAACCATCACGTGCTTCACGAATTACTGGACTGTCTGCTTCCTCACGGTTTTTGAATGGATCGTCGATGATACCAATCTTAAAACCTCGTCCGGTCAATGCGCCGCCAACACCAACTGCGGTGTAGCCGCCGCCCTCTTTAGTAATCCAGCGCCCTTTAGCGCGGGCATCTGCACGCAAACGCGTTGAAAACATCGCGCTGTATGTATCAGACTGCATGATGTCTCTGGTTTTTTGACCAAAATCGGTAGCCAACTCAGCAGAATATGACGATACAACGATTGGTATGCTTGGGCTTTTGCCTAATACCCATGACGGGAACTTCTGGGTGGCGGTGTCGCTCTTGCCGTGCCGCGGCGGCATAAATATCATCAGGCGTACATCTTCGCCCGCCATCAGCCGTTGGTAGCCACGCTCCAACTCCTTTGCAATCTCAGCGTGAAACCACTCCAACTGGTATTTTGGATCAATAGCAATACAGTACTCAGCGAAAGAACCATTTTCGGCAATTTCTCTAAGAATCCCGACTGTTTGCTCTTGCGTTAAGCAGCTGCTCGGCTTGGCTCGCACTCAGCGTCACTCCTATATCGTTACCGTTTGTCGTCATGTCCAGTTTGTCGCCATAAACTTTCGGATTTAGTTTAGACATCAACCACTTACGCGTATCAATTCTCAGGCGTGATCGCTGTATATTCTCGCCGTTCAGTTTATAGCCTGTCAGCTCGTCAGATTCATCATGCTGCTCCATGTAATCATTGGTAGCGTCATCAGCAATCTCTATAATCTCTTCAGCATGCATATACGACCGCTCCTCACACGCGCACGCGTATTGCTCACGAAACTTATCATTTTCTCGCAGCCAGCGAAAAAACGTCTGCATTGAGATCATATCTTTTTTTGAACAAATAGAACGGACCGATTGCCCTTGGGCAATCATCTTACAAATCTTGTCCGCTAATTTGTTAGTGTATTTTGAAGGGCGTCCATTTTTCTTTGGCGCTTTCTTCGGTGGTACTTTAGAAGATTCAGGTTTAGCCTTAGAGACTTTTTTTGCCATTTACATCCTCGCTCTGCAGAATGTAACAGCTAAAAACCCACTTTATGCACACATTATACTAGAAAACATAAACATTGTAAAGATTATTTAAAAAAGGACCACTTTACGCGGTCTCGTTTTAGCTTAATATCCTAGGATAATCTCTGGGAGGATAGTAGGTACGAGATGGTCGTCTACAGAATGCGGGCGCAGGGCTATATATGGTATTAGCATAATCACGCGCCTCACGCGCTTCGCGAATCTCCTCTTTAGTGCTGGCAAAAGTAATAGCCTTCTTAAAGCGCTCGTTTGTTTCTCTTATCAGCCCTCTGCATTGATGAGCAAATCCGTACATGCCACGAGAGCTTAAGGTTCTTCCGCACTTGTCGCATACTATAGTTGTGCTATTTCGGTTCATGGTTTATCCTTCCAAATAAATCTTCATACAAAAATATGATAGTCTGCTTGATGGGCGAAAACCTACTATAATCCTTTCTCTTTGCATTATTTATTCTTCCTTCCTCCAAAACCATCTCTTGTCCTTGCGCGGCACATATTGCTCGTTTCCTGTAGTCTTTGGAGTAAGTAACTCATCCAGGCGTTTATTATACCTTTCGAGGTCTCGTTTATAATTATTGATAATTTGCTTTACGATATCATCTTCGTATTTAACTACCTCAGGTTCTTTGTTGCTTATATTGAGTCTTATAAGGGTATCGTAGCCACCATATTGGTTAAATTTCTCCCAATACGATATTCTTTCTTTTACGCGGTCAATCGACCTTACCAAGTTCTCGATGCGACGCCTCTTGCGATTATTCATAACTCCTCCTTTTTTATAACCTCTTCAAGTATAGTCCGCGCCTTAAAATACAGCTCATATTTTGCTTCATCCGGCGCGTTAGACAGGTCAAGCAGTAAATCTATGCCGCACAGTTCGCCAATCTTTGGTGTGGAGTTTTTATCTTTGAAACTCCTTATCTTGGCGATTGCAACGCTATCTAGTTTGCTCTCTAAATCTAAACTTGCGGTGACTCGGGCGACATCTTCTGATGTACAGAAGTATACGCCCTTTCTTGCCATTTTTCTCATGATATCGCAGAGCTCGTATCCAAATGGATCGTTGAGCGGCTGGTAATTGTGCAGCTCGTCGAGTATCTCGTCGTACTCGGTAGATTGTTTCGGTTCACTCTTCGTCATTTCTCTTATTTAACTCCTTAACAATGTTGCGAATGAATCGCCCTACATGTATTCTGGCGCATGTTTCGGCGTTGTCTTTGCTCATCTTAGTTTTCTTCCGTAGCACCTTTTGCATATCGAAGAATATGGGAGCAATAACGTCGGCAAAGTATTGTCCTATGGCTGATTCTACCGCATGCTGGTTGATTACCATTTGGCAGTAATTCTTATCATCGAAGTTGCTCAGTAACAGGTCTACATACTCAGCAGACTCCATACTTGAACGTTTTGCTATCGAGATACCTTCTTCTGACAGTTTATTTATTTCGTCTAGCCATTTTTGGTCTTGGTCGGATATTTTAGTACTCATATTTAGCCTCTTTATTATCATTTATTAATGAAACACTTTTACGTCACCTTTAGCGTCGTAACAATAGCGATATGTACCGCTTCTGTATTCACGCTTTGCAAACGTTCCAGCTCCAGGCCCGTACAGTTGTTCGCAGCGGTTCTGAGCTTCTTGCTCTATTTGTTCTGGACGTTTATATTCAAGGTGTAGGCTGCTTATAAAATTAAACAAACCAACGAACAATACGATCAGTATTATCTCCAATACACCAGGTTTGGATATTTTCCATCGTTCTTCTATTATAGTGTCGTTGTATTCTCTAAGAATTGCTGACATACACCAAAAAGCTAAAAGCGCAGCAAATGATATTAAAGCCGATCCAATATCGGAATATCGAATAAATAACCCTGCTATACCCGTGGTTAGACAGTAAAAACACAATCTGATAGATAGAAGATCTCGATTATCCATCACTTCCTCCTCTCCTTATTTTCATCCAGCCATCTTCGATTGCCGGCACGATTATAGCTACCAGTATTATGATTGCGAAAAGTACTGTGATTATTACGAACATGTCTCTTCAACTCCTTTCACAAAAACTACCTTTTATCCTTGCGGCACATATTGCTCGTTTTAATTATTCCTACGCCCTCTCTCTAATGCGCTACTCTTATCATATAAAATCTTGAGGGCGGCGGAGGCACGTATTATACTATCTTCCAACGCTTTACGAAGATGCTTATTATCCGTGTTTTCGTCAAGAATAATCGACAGTTCTAACGCAACAGCCTTTAATCGCTCCTCCTGAACTAAGAAATCCAATAGGTCGCAATACCGATCTATACATTCTAATTTAGCGCGAGCAGAATGTGGCTTTTCATCAAAAGCAACAACATCTTTCACGAACCTCCTTAATACAGACCTCGCTACTGATTGGGTGAATATAGTCTCTGGAATGTACATTAGTTTAATCCTTCTACTTCCTTAAACTTTTTAGTAACGCTTTTGATGAGCTCCCCATCATATTTATCTTTGCAACGCTTGTCTAGTAGTTTGGTTATTTCGTCTCGCGAATAGATGCATTTTAGAGCACGCATTTCTAGTGGACCATAGCAGCTACAGTGACCTAACCCGACGAGCATAAACTTACCGTTGTTATCTTTGAGGACTGCTCCGCCCTCACCCTCGTAGTCTGAATATGTATAATTGTAGATAAAATACTTGTAAGCTTCTTTATCTAGATATTGTAAATCGTCATCGTCTAACTCTTCGCGTCCTACATTATAGATTCTCATTTCTCCTCCAATAATTCAGGGTTTTCGTGAATATTACCAATAATCTTTATACTAAAAAGATCTGACTGAACTGCCAAGGCGAAATCGTTAATTGTCTCGTCTATTTCTGGGCTTAGGTCAAATGCAGGATACTCCTCATCACCAAACCACTTGACTATATGTATTGTAGGTTCTATCCAATCCTTATGCTTGACCTTTACGACATCACCCTCATAAATCTCTATGCCGTTTTTGTCTTTTAATCCTGCAGATTGTTCGATAATGAGTTCAGGTTCTCGATCGCGTCTTAAGAAACCAACTCGACATACAGCCCCAATAATACAGTTATTATCGCTCTCTAAGAGCCTGAGTAGATTGCCTTTGCCGTCAATTAGCGTCTGATAGGGTGGCAGGTACTTGCGGCTTGCCTTATCCCAAACCCTGAACTGTATTTCACGCATTAGATTTCCTTTCCATCCTTAAAACATTTACCATTGCCCATTTCTCCACCAAGAGACCTACAACGAGCAGACAATTCAGTCAGGCTATCGAGTTCACTGCTAATAATACTTGTGCTTAAGGCTACTAGTAAGCCAAACATTGCTAAAACAAACAAGGCAGTTAGCCCTAATTTAATTGATTGCTTATTGTCTTTCATTTTTCCCCATAAATTCAAAATTTTCGTGAATATTACCAATAGTTTTATAATGTATATGCTCATAAGCAACCAGTTTGCTATCACGAGAAAAACCGCCACTACCTTTCAGACGCCTCAACGGTTTATACCAAAACGCCCCAGCTTCCAAAGTGACGAGGTAGGCTATTTCGCCCCGATGAGCGTTTAGGCTTAGATTGTCTACGACGATATCGTTCTCGCATATTAACCTGTCAGCAAGAATAGGTTCTGCGTACTGCTCAATTTCTAACCGTCCCTCAATCGGGATTGGCTCATTCTCGCCCTCAAGTTTTGCTGATACAAGCTTATCACCTTGCCAATGCAAAGACACGACTTTTCGCATTCTTTTTTCTAACATATCCCATGCTCTGAACTTTATTTCATGCATTATTTTTCCTCTCCTCATTCCTCCTGCTCCGCTTTAACGCACATTGCTTCTCATATAAAACCTGACGGGCAGCGGTGGTACGTGTTAGACTATCTTTCAGCGCTTTACGAAGGTGCTTATTATCCGTGGTGTCAAGAATAATCGATAATTCTCCCGCGATAGCGTTTAATCGCTCCTCCTCAATTAAAGAACTCAATAGTTCACAATACCAATCTATACGCTCTATTTTGATGCGAACAGAGTGTGGCTTTTCGTGAGAAGCAATAATATCCCTCGCAAAACTCTTTAATACGGACCTTGCTGCTGATTGAGAGAATGTGATTATTGGAATATACATTAAACTAACCCCTCCAGCTCTTTAAACTTTTCAGCAACATCTTCGATATACTCACCGCCCCATGTATATTGGCAACGCCTATCTAACAACTTGATTATTTCCTCTCGTGAATAGATACATTTCGGATTGCGCTCTTCTAATGGACCATAGCAACTACAGTGACCTAGGTCTATCAGTATGAACTTACCATTGTTATCTTTAAGAACTGCTGCACCATCGCCCTGGTAATCACCCGCTTCATAGTTATAGATAAGATATTCATAGGCTTTTTCATCTAAATATTCTAAGTCGTATTTACTTAAAGAGTCTCTGCCAACGTTATAGATTTGCATCAGTCAACTCCTAACTCTGCTATGCCAATTCTTTCTAATGCCATGTTGCTTGCCATAACAAAAATATAGGCAGTGCTAACACTAGCCGCTTCGGGAATCGGCACGCCAATCAGATACTTTGTGTCGTTTTCGAGTTCTTTGACCTCATTTACGATTCCCAAAGCACCACACCATTTGTGATTTTCGTTGAATTGAACTACGTCGTTTTGTTTTAGTTTTGTCATAAGATACCCTTTTCTGCCATTACTATAGCTAGTTTTAATACTGCGTCTAGCGGGGTTTGTGCGGCACAAACTAAGTTGCTGTCTATCGAGCATCCTTCGTCATCTCCATAAAACACCACCCAACCATCTCTATGTTGTCCTCGTCTGCTAGATAGTGTTAATGCGCCAAGACCAAGTTTGCTCTCAATAGCATCTGGCAACTTATCCAATAAATATTCTAATGTATATTCTGGCGCCCAATCATAGCAGGTTCGTCGGACGTTATCATGATATATCCGTGGGTCATCTCCCTTGAATTTAATAACGTAATCACCAACAGTCTGCCAATCAGGCTTTAGCTCGTGTAGCTTTTTGCATAGTTCAAATGTTTTCATTGACATCTCCTTTCTCTATGTCCACAAGATTAGTGGTTTAGTTGACATCACCGCTTCCAATCATCAGATATCCATCTTCCAAAAATCTATGATATAAACTCTTACCTGAGCTAGTGACTGTGTAGGGCAAAAATACTTGCGTCGTCGTCACCATCTTCGTTTCTATGATAGCCACTTGAGCGTCTACCCAATCTTTAGTGATACGCCAAGCTGTACGACGTGCCTGTTCTTCAAGGCGACTTTTCGGTACAGCACGCTGGCGCTCTAACACCTGAGCAACTGGCCGCCAGTCGGTAGGTAGGCTAAAGGCTAATTGTTGACCATTAAGCTCCAATTGAAAGCTAAGAGCGACAACATTGCCTGTATCGTCATACTCGGTCATAATACGCTTTGCGCCAACATAGGCGAGCTTGCCTTGAATCTCGCTCAGTGTTTTTTCAACAGATATGCTAGTTGTGTAATTTTTCAATGCCATTATGAAACTCCTTATTTACACGATTTCGTGTAGTTTAGTCGTGTTCTTGTGTTAAAAATATGTAAAGTAGATGTATGTTGTTTACGTATTTTATCCGTAGAGCGTGTTTTTTAAATAAAACGCTCTACGGGTTCAACCGCATAACTGGTTGGCTATATAAGGTGATGATTTGCCGAGGAGTTCTCATCTCGCGTACATTCCATAACTTTCAGAGTGTGCTGAGCATTCATATTCTTACTAATCAGAGGGGATTTTTACTCGTATAGTCACATCACATGCCCTGTTACAGAAAGGCAACTAATTGTTGGCTCTAGTTGCGAAACCCGACAAGCTGCAACACTAGCTTAGTTTTACACGTTCGAGCCACTTATATAGCCAGTTGATAGCACGAGGTGGGTATTTGCACCTAACGAGCTTGTACTTTGCTCGCCCACAATGTTCAGCATTACTACGGCGTTCCCTCCGTAATTCCTGTTATTGCGACCCAGTACTCAAAGGGCATATGACAGTACTTAGCTGGTATCGTTCCCGAACTCCTACAGTCTGATTCCAAAATTAGCATTACCTATTTTG